CAGGTTGAATGGGAATGTTCAATTTCTTTACCTGCACTTGATAACCAAAAAGTATGGGCTGGTTTAAAGTTAACTAATGATCAATTAGTTGCAACTGATGCTAACCAAGTATTTTTTAAATATCAAACAGATGCAACAAACAGTGAAGCTTTCACTGATTTTGCTAAGTGGCATTTTGTTCACAGTATTGGTGGAACTGACTATATTAGTAGATTACCAATTACTGTTGCAGCAGACACACAATATCATTTTAAAATTAAAATTGATAGTGATAGAAAAGCGACTATTTTTGTAAATGGTATACAGTATAATGTTACTGAAACTTCAGGTTCTACAGGCGGTACTGCAGTAACAGCAGTTCAACCTGGTAAACAAGTTGTAACAACAGCTGCTTTAACTGATGATGTGGATTTAATTCCATACATTGGTATTGAAGCAGGTGCGGCAGCAGCTGAAGCGGTAAACGTACACTACCAATCAATGAGTAGACACGTTTTTGAATAATAAATAACTTTAATTAGAGCGGGGCTTTAGCCCCGTTCTCTAACAGGAGAAAAAAATGGCAGACGCAGTAACAAGTCAAACAATAATTGACACAGACAAAAGAGCAGTAATTAAACTTACTAATATTTCAGATGGAACTGGAGAAAGCTCAGTAAAAAAAGTTGATGTATCAGCTTTAAACGCACGATCAGCTGATTCAGCTGCTTGTTCTAGAGTTACAATTGATCAAGTTTGGTACGATGTTGGAGGATTAAGAGCAGCATTAGAATTTGATGCAACTTCAAATGTTGTAGGTTTAGTTCTAGGTGGAAGTGCAGCAGCAGGTAATGTTTCAGGACATTGGGATTATAGATCATTTGGTGGAATTAAAAATAATGCTGGTAGTGGAATTACTGGTGATATTGATTTGACGACACATGGTCACACAAATCATGATCATTACACAATAGTATTAGAGTTAAGAAAATCGTATTAGGGAGGTAGCTGATGGCCAATACAACTTCCGGCACAGTTACTTTTGACAAAACTTTTGCTGTAGATGATTTAATAGCAGAGGCGTACGAGCGAATAGGTTCACAAGTAACTTCTGGATATCAACTAAAAACGGCAAGACGTTCTTTAAATATAATGTTTCAAGAATGGGGTAATAGAGGTTTGCATTATTGGGAGATAGCAAGTGCAAACATTGATGTAATTGAAGGACAAGCTGAATATACTTTTTATAGAGCAAGTGGAGATGGTACAAGTTCTGTAACAAATCCATCTGGTATTTATGGTGTAGCAGATGTTCTTGAGGCAACTTTAAGAACGGATAGAACTGCAGCTGATCAAGCAGATTCTGCCTTAACAAAAATTGATAGATCAACTTATTCTGCGTTATCAAATAAATTATCTAAAGGAACACCATCAAAATATTTTGTACAAAGATTTATAGATAAAACTACAATTACAGTTTATCCAACAGCTGACTCATCGAATGCATCTAAAGATATACATTTTTATTATGTTAAAAGAATACAAGATGCAGACTCAACTTACACTGATGCAACCGATGTACCATTTAGATTTGTACCATGTATGGTATCAGGTTTAGCTTTTTATTTAGCACAAAAATTTAATCCACAGTTAGTTCAACAAATGAAATTACTTTATGAAGATGAATTAGCTAGAGCATTATCAGAAGATGGTTCTTCTACTAGTGTACATATAACACCAAAAACTTATTACCCAGGAACATAATGGCAAGAGGAAAATATTCAAAAGCAATATCAGACAGATCAGGGATGGAATTTCCATATGATCAAATGATGAGAGAATGGAATGGCTCTTTAGTTCATAGATCAGAATTTGAATCTAAACATCCACAATTAGAAATTAGAGCTAAGCATGGAGAAGAACAAGGTTTAATGAATGCAAGACCAGACAGAACTGAAAATGAAGTTATTGCAATATTAGGACCCAATCCTTTTGAAACTATTACAGCTAGTTCTGGTATAATAAATGTAACAGAAAAAAGTCACGGTAGATCTACAGGTGATACAGTAAGATTTAGAGGTGCACTTTCTACTTCAAAAACATTTAAAGACCCACAAAATTTTGATGGTATTACTGGATCTAATGTTGCAAAATCTGCTGGTTACTCGATTACAGTTGGCAAAAGAGATTCAGCTGGAGATATTACAAACACAACAGACTTCTATCACTTTACTGTAGACACAAACACTGCTACAAGTGGAGGAGTATCAGGAGGAGGAGAGAATTGTTCGGCAGGTCCAGCAACTCTAACGGCATAACATGGCAGGATTTACTTATTCAACACTTACAACAGCAATTGGTAATTATACTGAAGTCGGTACTTCAGTATTATCTAGCACTATTACCGATCAATTTATAGATAATTCGGAACTTAGGATTCAAAGAGACGTTCCAATTGATGCAGACAGAAAAGAAATAATTGGTAATTTAGTTGCTTCAAAAGACAATGTAAATGTACCAGCTGGTACTTTATTTGTAAGAGGCGTACAGGTTTATACTTCAACAACTGCAGCAACTGGCGCTAACAGTTGGTTAGAAAAAAGAGATATTAGTTTTTTAAGAGAATATGATGCAGCAGAAACTACTACTGGAACTCCAAAATATTATGCAATGTCTGGTGGAGCTACAGGAAGTGGTGCGGCTTCATCTGGAAGAGTTACAATTGTGCCTACTCCTAGTTCAGCGTTTATGTATAAAATGCACTATAATGCTAGACCTCTAGGATTAAGTTCGGCAAATACGACAACTTATCTCAGCACAAATTTTGGAAATGGACTTTTATATGCATGTTTGGTAGAAGCATTTAGCTATTTAAAAGGTCCAATGGATATGCTACAATTATACGAACAAAAATATCAAACTGAAATACAAAAGTTTGGTGGGGAACAATTAGGTAGAAGAAGAAGAGATGACTATACAGATGGAGAACCTCGTATACCAGTTCCTCAACAGACACCGTAAGGAATAGAATATGGCAACACTAACAGTAAAAGTAATAGAAGAAATCACATTAAACAACAATAGTTATAATAGCGAAAGATCATTAGATATTTCAAGTGTTAATGAAATTGTTAAAAGAATAGTTACCATTTCAACTACTGAAACAGGTTTGTTAGGTTTTGCCACAGCTTCTTCAACAGATTTATCAAAAAGTTATTTAGCAGGTCAATTTGATGAAGATGATGTTAGATATATTAGAATTACAAATTTAGATTCAACTAACCACATTACATTAACATTTAGAGATGAAGACAGTACAGAGTTTGCAATTAAAGTAGACGCTGGACATTCTTTTATTTATCCTGGTGATAATAGTGGTGGAGTTGTAGATACTATGCATGCGGGTGGATCTGCATTAACAGTATCATTAAATGATTTAGTAGACATTACAGCAACTGCAGATACAGATTCATGTGATGTAGAAGTATTTGTAGGGAGCGCATAGGAGAATAAATGGCATCAAGTTTTACAGGTCTGGGTACCGAATTAATGACAACCGGCGAGAATGCCGGTACATGGGGTACAACTACCAATACCAATTTACAAATTATAGAACAATTAGCTGGTGGTTATGTTGAACAATCAGTAACATCAACTCCAACTACATTATCTGTTTCTGATGGATCAACAGGTGCAACTCTTGCACACAGAGTTATAAAATTTACTGGAACAATTAGCGCAAACACTACAGTCACTGTTCCTTTAGATGTTCAACAATTGTATATTTTAGTTAATGGCACAGCAGGTGCTTATACCCTTACATTTAAATATGCTTCTGGATCAGGAAGCACTGTTACATGGGCTGCTACTGATAAAGGAACAAAACTTGTTTATGCAACTGCAGATCATGCAACTAATCCAAATATGGTTGATTCAGGAATTGGATCTACTGCAGGACATGACTTAGATGGTAATGAATTAATTTTAGATGCTGATGCTGATACAAGTATTACAGCAGATACAGATGACCAAATAGATATTAGAATTGCAGGAGCTGATGATTTTCAATTTACTGCAAATACATTTACTGCACAATCAGGTAGCACGATTGCTGCACAAGCATTAACTGCTACAACAGTTACAGCAAGTGGAATTGTAAAAACAGACGACACTACTGAAGCAACTTCTACAACAGATGGCTCACTACAAACTGATGGTGGATTATCTGTAGCAAAAGATGCTGTTCTTGGTGATGATGTTAAATTATTAAGTGACTCTGCTGTATTAAGTTTTGGTGCAGATTCAGATACAACTTTAACACATACAGATGGCACAGGGTTAACTTTAAATAGCGCAAACAAATTAACTTTTAGAGACACAGGTTTAACAATTGGATCTAATGCAGATGGTGATTTAGATATTGTATCAGATGGTACAGCAGTTGACTCTATTAATTTAGAATCTGCTGGTGGTATTACACTTGATGCAGGTACAGCTGGAAGTG